GTCCCGCCAATCCAGGGCGTCAACGTGATAGGAGAACCCTCCGAGGACAAACGCCTTTTCCAGACCAATCCTGAGACCAAGGAATGGTTGACCCAGGAGGAAGCAGAAAAGAAAGGGTTCTTCTGGCGCGAAGAGGATAATCCGGGCGAAGGCAAAAAGAAAAAGCGTTAGTCTCCCACGTTACTGGCGTATTGATCCAGTTCCTCCAAGAGCCCACTCAACGCTTCGTACACGTTGAGGCCCCCGGCCATTGCGTGCGTGTTGCCTTCGCTGGCTGAACGGGAAGCCTGCAGGAGGTTGTCCTCGCGCATTGCTTCAATCTTAGATACAATGGCGTTGTACCACGGAGCGCCGGCGCATCCTTTTAAGGCTTTCTCGATCTCTTCCTGGGTGAGGCGCGGTTGCCCTAGGACTATGACCAGACGCTTTGGAAGAACGACCGGCCCTGATTGCGCCACCCGGAACATCAACCAGCAGCGGCCGGAGGTGCCGCCGCTTGGGCGTTCGTGAGCCTAGGAGCTTGCCCCGGAGCAAAAGGCTGGGTGGCCAGGGACCGGCCAATAACCGGGTTGATCTGGGTTTGCTGGATCTGGTTCTGGAAAAAGTTTATGCGGTCCTGGGCAATTTGTGAAAACACCTGATCCTGAGCCATGCGCTGAGCCACTTGCGGCTGATTTAAAATCTCCTGAGTAATCGTCTGCAACCTGAGCTGGTTGTTGGCTCCCATCGGTTTTTGAGGAACTATGCCTCCGCCGATCTGACCCCAGGCGTTATACTCGTCGTCTTTCTCCTGCTTCATCGCAGTGGGGCTCATCTGATCTTCGGTCAAGGAATCGGCTAGGTCCGTGTCAACGATGTTGGCTGCAGCGTTAAAGATCATTCCCCCGGCGTCTTTAAAGGGAAGCAGTTGCGCCAGCATCTGCAGTTTGCTCTGGGCTATCTCTGGATCAATCAGGGTCATGTCGACCGTGGCAACCACGGTAGCCTGCTTCTGGATCTCGGCCTGGGAATAATCCCAAGGGTAATTCCCTGCCACCATCGCCACATCCTGCTGCGTCCAGTATTGCTGGCCTAGTTGCAAGGTCTGTTCTAGGGCCAATTCCAGTTCGCTCAAGATCTCGGTGCCAAGTTGTTGCCGGTACATGCTGACCAGCTGCGGGTCTACCCCCTCGGCGTTGACGGTTGGATAGCGTCGGTTGAGCCGGGTCATTACAAACTGCATCACGATTACCGGGGTCTGATCCATTGGCGGGNGTGGCGGAAAGATAACGGCATCCGGCCGCAGGGAGGTCATTACCGAGCGGGGTCCGTAGGAACGCGCTACCGCTGCAGCGCGATGCGGCGGGGTTATGATGGGTGGCTGATGAATCAGATCAGTACGGTCGTTTAACCCGTCCTGCTGGCGTTTAATGTCGATCTCGTCCGTGTACGCTTCCTCGGCTATCCCGATCGCGGAAAGCAGCGGCCGATAGGGATGCTTGCGGGAGAGAGCCACGAAAGGATGCTGCTGATGCTCGTACTCGTCTTTACGGTGTACAGCGTAAAGATTGTCCCTCCCCACTGAAGGAATGTTTACGACTGTCTTATACAGGCAAGGCACTCCGTAATCGAGTACCCGTGCCCGAAAATGGAATAGTTCAACCAGGTCACGGTTACTGCCGATTGAGGCGGGATCGTTGATGTTGTAGGGAACGAAGCCGGCGAACTGCCCCTTGTGCTCCAGGGCGGCATCCACGAACTTGGGATCGTATCCATCAGTCACAATCCTGTCAGTCAATTCGCTTTCGCTAACTAGTTCCCGTCTTGCCGTCCACCGAGTCTGCTGGATGTCTACGGTCTCAGACGGGAACCACAGATCAACAAAGGGACGTAACGCTGTCCACTTGGGTTTATTGACCCTTAAGTTTGCGACCGGCAATTGGGATTGTCCGGTATTACGAAGTTGGGTCAGCATTTGTCGCGCTTCGCCCCTCGGCAGAACAGGGCTCAAGGACTGCAGGCCGCCAATTAGAAAATCGTCATACTGCCTGTCTCCGTCCATGATTGCCGGGACTGGGTCAGGGATGCCCATTTGCGCTGAGATCTGGGTAATCATGTCCAAGGTTACCGGCACATAAGTGAGTTGGCGTTGTTGCTCCCATTCAATGGCAAGAAAGGAAAGACCGTAGCCAAACTTCCACAGGAACGCTCTGGGGAGCTCGTTGATGAGTTCCCGTTTCATCTGGGTGTAAACAGTCCAGTTGAGCATCCTCTGGGTTATGCCGATCTCTCTGGCGTGCGCGAACTGCCGTCCTGGCGCCGACTTGGATTGCACCTTGGCTGACCAGAACGCAGTCAGACAGATCATGGTATGCTCGTTTATCAAGGTCTCGATGGTGCGCGGCCGGCTGTCAGAACAACCTTCCCACGGGAAACAATCGCGCCCGGTAAACCGGCGCCAGCTCCGTCCGTCAGGACTTATCCCCGGCCATTCGCAGTGCCACCAGGCCCGGCATTGGGCGGAACGAATCCCGTAGGCTGTAGCGTCAGCGTTGGATTGTTCAATCTCTTTAACGATCCTCTGCAGATCAGGTTCGCGTTCACTGCCGACTTCTTCTAGTGTTTCCTTGTTGTCGTGCACGGTATCAGAAACTCGGTTGCTGTTGTTGCCACGGCTCCGCCACTCCGATCCGGCTTAAGGCGTCCATCGCGTCCCTCCACGCCTGCTCCCTCTCATCCGAATCTCCTTCGTCCCGATAGCCAAGGTTCAGCATCGGATCAAATTGACCTTGACCTCTGACACTGGGATCGACATACCAATACTTGGCAGCGCCAACGTCAGGAATCATCACCCTCGATTTCTCGCCTCTGCGCCTGGCTTGCTCGGTGTCCTCTACGTCGCCGCCCATGATGGCTTTTAGTAGTACGATCCTGCGCTACCACTGGCGCCGCCGCCGCCGCTGAGCAGCCGAATCAAGGCGTCAAAGAGTTGGGTTTGCGCTGGGATTTGCGTTACCTGCACTTGGCCAGAGGGAAGCTGTTGCTGCTGCATGTAGGGAGGTTGGTAAGGTTGCGGAACGTAACCTGTGCCTCCGCTAAACCCTTTCCCGGCACCTTTGAGTCCCTGACCAATTCCATAGAGTGCAGCGTTCCAATCGTAGCCGCCCTGTTGTACCGGAGAGGCGCTAAAGAGTGGGGCGGTATAATCGAACACCGAGCCGCCGGTATAAGCGGGAGGGGTAGTTGGCATGACAGATGAAGAACTGCCGCCTAATGCGCCGCCCATAGCGACTTAAGGATTATCACGGGAGAAAAAGCAGTGCAAGACGAATTCTTATCTTATTCCACCACCGACAAAAACGTTCATGCTGGCATCGACAAAGTTGATGCTCGAAAGGAACGCCCCGCGCAGAACGTCGATTGGATCTTTACACGCACCCCGTTGACCATCTTGCCCTGTCCAATGTTCCAGAGCCCAGATCATGTTGGGACACGTTTCTACGACCTGCAGTTTGGGTTGATTAAGCCGGCCAAGGGACGGGCTAAAGCGGCCTAACTCGGTCTCGGTGTCGTAGAAGAGGGCGGAATTAATCATGTCAATTGAACCGTCCCGTGCGCCCAGGATTCTGCTCTCGGGTGTCATGCACAAAAATTCCATTCCTATTTCCGCGCATTGTTCCTGGAGGGTAGTGACTGTTTCGCGTTCGGTCTTGCGTTGTGTGGCGTATCGGCTGTCAATGTAACGGGCAAAGATTTCTTCTCTCTGAATGATTCCATCAGGGTCTTGCCCAAGGCTTTCTTTGTCTTCGATTTCTTCCTTGTAACGTTCGAGGCTGAAGCCTTTACTGTCCTGGGCTGGGCCTCTGACCCCGTCAGCGGCTGCTCCACTAAGGGCCCACGGTCCAAGGATTCCAACACCTTTGATGTAAGCTTCGTTATCTCCGAAAGATGGCCATTCGCGGTAGACAATAAACCGGTCAAGCGAGGGGCAAAAGATCCATCCCATAAACCAGTTGCGACCGTCACACGGATCAACAAGATGATATCTTGCACCTGCTGGATGTTCCGACTCAATCTTTCGAAATTGAGCTCGCGTAATAACGTGGGTTCTACGGCTAAACATCGGGAAAGCGACTCTGTGGCTTTTACTGCACACCCCGTAGACCCGGACGAGGATTGAGTCGCGATTGTTACCCTTGGCTTTCTCTTCCTGGACGATTGCTTCATAGTTTCCGAATGGATTATCTGGGGTATGAAAAAAGACTATCCGCGCCGTAGGATCAGCACACTGCATCACCCGAGGCACCCGCTCGTAGCTTACTGCCTTTCCCTGCTTGTCATGGCGCGGGAGAAGTTTCGCGTCTACTTCCTCCAGTGCCTGGGCTCCTTCAAAGAAATGACCGAAAGTCTCGTTCCACCCAAACTCAGGGGTAAAAGTGATGAGAAGGATTCCGTTACGGTTGGCAAGCCGGTAGATCAGACTTTCCACCCACGGAAGGGGGACCAACTC